ACAAGTAGTGATTTAATTTTAGACATTTTTCCTCATAATTTAAAAATAAAGTGGCGCTTACCGTTTGATCGACGCACGATCGGATGAGGGGATCCCGAAAGATTGTCGCGGTAAGCGCCTTTGGTATTAAGTTAACTAGCCCCTCAACTAGTTAAATGTTACTTCTTAGCGTATAGGTCTACTTCACCACCGGTTGTAACGGTATTGATTGGTTCCTGTGCTTTGAAGTTTACTGATATTGAAATAATATCTTCAATTCCGTGAGTTGGAACGTCAAATACTACTGCAGGCATATTGAGTGCTAGGTATGGAGCAGTAACTCCTCCAACAACTAGGTTTGCATTTGAGAATGCAGTAGGAGCTGGACGACGATCATTAGCTAGATCACGTAGGAATTGAGCAGAATCTCCATCTGCACCGCGTAAGTAAGCGGTGAATGATCCTGTTACTTCTCTAGAACCCGTGAAGCTACCAATAGGGGTATTAACCTTTGATAGTTCTTCTGGAGTGATGAAGGTGATATTATTGTTATAGTTGAAGGTGAGAGCCGTGATTGGAAAAGTATAAGTTGTTGAAGAACCGCCTTCAGGCTGAAACTTAACAGTTAGGCTTGAAAGTCTATTCTTAATGAAGCTTGCAGTTGAGATTGTTCCTGCTACGTTCCACTGATCCCAAGGCTGATAAGAATGAGTTGCAGTGGTTACGTAAGCATTGCTGTTAGCGTCTATTGTGGTTCCATTATTTAAAATACCACCAAACACAGATACTGCATTATTTCTAGGAGTACCAGTTAGTTCTATTAGGTTAGTGCCAAATCCAGACCAAGTAGTAGTAGCAACTGCGTCAATAGCAGCGTCTACTGCAGCCTGATTAACTGCTGTATTAGATACCTGATATATAACGTTATCAAGTTTAAAATACATATTATAAGTAGCAGATGTACCAAAATTAGGTGTATGAGCAGCAGTATTACCGCTAGCATTTCTAGCAGCACTGGCAAACTTTCCGCCTGCCTGCCATACGCTAGTAAGCTTATTGGTAGTATAGGTAGAAGTATTTGACATAAGAGCTTGCCATAGATACCAATCTGAGGTAGGCATTGAATTACCTGATGTGTGAACCAAAGTACCGCCAGTAGTATTTTCAATACCAGTTGGACGGATATATGTTTGGAAATTCCACTCTACAGGGTTCATTGCTGTTTTAAAACGCTTACTAGAGCGATCTGGTGTAGTACCGCTCTCTAAGCTATTGATGTCCTGAGTAGCTGCAGCCTGTGACATTGCATAACCTGCAAGGATTTCAACCTTCCAAGTATTTGCCGGTGTCATTGCTGATACTGCGTCTCCATCGTTAAGACTTACAGTAGAAAGGAACACTTCACTATTTCTTTGAAGGTTCAATGTTTGTGCCATAATTAACTCCTTAATATAACCCTATGAGTTAGGCGGTCCCTCTTATATTTTATAAGTATAACACCACTTACTATAGGGCGCAAATAATAAAAATTTCAAATGTTAGAATCTTGTATATATACTATTAACGCTCTAATCTCTACTACTCCATAAGGTTCCATTATGCCTTCATCTGTTGATAGAGACTGAACTCTACATTCAGTTACGTTTAGGTCTTTAAAAGTAGAACGATATTTCATAGAATCAATAATATATTGAATATCTTGAGCTAAATCAGCTGCTTTTTCTATAGGATTATCGTCGCTATAGACATAACCTCTGACTTCTAAAATAAAACTAGAAAAAACTTGTGCATCTCCTATTCTAGCTCTAGTTTCGGAACTAATAGGATAACAACAAATACTAGGAAAGTCGTTTAAAGTTGATAAATATTCTTGTTTTGCAAAAACGTTTGTAAATACATTAGTACAAAAAGTATACGGACTACGAGGGCTGTTAGGTAGGGTCTCTGTAGTTCCGTCTATTAGTTTGAGCGCCGAAACTATTTCATTCATAATCTGTCTACGTTTGCTACTCATCAATCATCCACATCATACTGAACCGTAATCATTATTTCTCCTAACCCATAGGGATCTAGTAAACCGGAGTCCGTGTCTATAGACGCAATTTCGGCAGATATGATCTTGTGACTTTGGTCATATTTAACACGCTCTAAAACATGAGTAATATCATCCACAAGATCTTCTAGTTTATACAGACTATGCTCTTCGTGTGCATAAATTCTAATCATAATAGTCATAAAAGCTTCTGTATTTGTTTTAGAATTATATCTATAGAGTTCTTCTCCTGCTTGAATATAAATAGCAGGAAAATCATTTATCTGATCTATATATTTAAGACCTTTAAACACGTTCTGTGATAAGTTGGTTTTAAACTGATATCCATATTGGCTCGTAGAGCCGTTTATAGTTTTCAGTTGTGTGATAAGATAGTTAACTATCTCTCTACGTCTACTTGTTGCCATTATTCTAAACTCTGATTAGCTTTTATTAGATTAAACCTCTTACCAAACAGACTTCTAGTTACAGAGTTGAGAGAAGAACCAATAAGATCTTTTGGATTTCTAGAAGTAGCTTCGTGAACCCAGTAGTTAGGATCATAATAATATTGCATATTCTGTGTTCTTATATTAGCCATTACCTGTAGGCTATTTACAAATCTACCTGTGCGATAGGTTAATACTCTAGAAGACTTAGGAGGTCCTCCCACAGGACCGATAGGCATACGACGAAGCATCTCTCTTTTAGTTAGAGCAGTTATAGTGTCGTCGGTGATGAAATCACCCATAGTTTTAGTAGACCCTCTAGTCTCTCTTAAAATAGATACAATAGAATTAATTCTACTTTGAAAAGCTGCTTTATTTATACGAGGTATATAAGTGTTTGGGTATTTAACTGTAGAAATAGGTATAGAGCCTCCGGAAGGTACTAATATTTGAGTAGTTACATCAGGCGGAGCCAACAATAGGTTTTTGATATCTGAATCTTTAATTATTTTATCTACAGCTTGTCCTGATTTATTTTGAAGAGCTGTTTTTAGTCTTTCCAAAACTTTATTTTCATATGCAGTTGTATATGCTATATATAAACTAGAACTCTGCACCTGTAAGTTGGTGTTCTGTACTTTAAAACTCTCTGGTAAATAGGCTGAATATGACTTAATAGTTGCGCCAGATCTTATTACATACTGCATCCATAGATTCTGACCCTTAGCTCTGATTTGTTTAACTGCAACTGAATTTTTAAAATATAATAATTTAGGATCAGTCCCAGAATATTCTCCAGTAATAGCGCTATGTAAATTATCTTTTGCCCTGTCAAAAAAATCTTTAATAGTACGAGCAAGACGTTTAGCTTCTACTTTACTAGTATCTATAGAAGTGACTATCGGTATAACTAAACTAGATCCTTCAGGTTTTACTCCTCCTAAAATACTTTTTATATTTATCTGTCTACCTGTTAATCCTCTAGGAGTTTTTCTACTAATTTTTAAAGAATCGTCACTACCACCTAATAAGTCTATACCGAAAGAACCTTTAATTTCAATACCTCCTATAGTTTGTAATAAAGATAATCTTCTATTAGGGTCTTTTTCTGTGTTAGCAGCATTAACAAAGGCTTCTCTTAAAGATTGAAAATCTACTCCTTCTTCTAATTTTGCTAAATTCTGTCTTAATTCATCAAGAAAACTAAATATGGTGCTATCTTCTGTTTGATTATTTTCAAGAAGTTTATCTACATCAGCTTTAGTGATAGGTATGTCAGGTCTAGTATCTGAACTTGAAGTTCTAGGAAGTATAGTTCCAAATAACTGTCCTACATATGTTTCATAAGCTTTAGCATAAGAAGATTCCTGATCTTTAGATAATTTATTATCTCTTTTATAATACTTAGCAGTGAGTTCTTGGAATCCTGTGTTTTCAATAAAAACTATAGGCTTATCAATCATTACATCACAATCCTATAAAGATCCAACACGCGACGAATATGCGGAGCAAACCCACCTGTAAATTCAAAAGATGAAATACTTTCCCCTTGTAGAGAAACCGCTCTATTTTCTAACCCTTTATGTAATTCTTTAATATAATCTAAGGTAACTAGTTTAACATCAGAAGGTATAGTATCATATCCACCGTTGTAAGTAATTTTTACACCATGTGTATAGTTATAAAACTGTTTAACACCTAAGATACTGAGAGTCTCTCTACCTGTGTCTTGCCCAACGTGTTTAGTTATTTCTCCAGTAGCCCCATACCATGTATACTGTTCTCTATTTAAAGATGAATCATAGGTAGTAATAGCATCTTTAGAACCGTTAAAATGCATTAATAACGTAGTGTTTGTATCTGTTGAATATGTGTAGGTTTGTGGCACAAAATTAGCATTGGCTCTGTAACTATTTAGGGACATTCTTATCTCATCTAACTGACCTGAGAAATACTGTTTATCTGTTAAATTTTGTCTTCCTATCTCTACGGGTGCGGATAGGTTAGGGAATACATTAGATACTGTTACTACAGGACTTACTAAAGATCCGCCTTTAAATATTCTGCAATCGTTATTCTCATCTCTAGAAAACATAACATGGACATATTGATTAGCAGTATAGCCAGTAGTAGAACCATTAGCTACATAGGCAATTTGAGTTCCGCCTTGCTTAGCTTCAAAAACTAGTCCTTGTGTGTTGCTAAAACCAAACTTCCAATAGTTATTACTGTCTTCTACTTGTGAGAAAAGGGTCTGAGAGCTGACTAAAGTATTAAATCTAAACCAGCCTTCAACCGCAAAAGGTAAGCTATCAAACCAGAAATCATCGTCGTCTGTTAAAGATAAATATCCTCCAGAACCGTTTAACTGACCGGATGAAATTCCATATTTTACAAATCTAGTTTGAAGACTAAACCCTGTATTAGAAGTAACTGTTTTATTTACTCTAGAAGCGTCAACTATCGAACTGTCTATTGTAGGACCGTCTAAAACTTGATACTGTCTGCCATCATATTCTAAAACCTGATGAACATTATTTACGGGTATGTTTTTAACAAATAAGCTAGAGGTTCCGCCGTCAAATATCTCAGTATATGAATTAGAAGAGAAAACTCGCCCACAATAACTCTCTATCACAGAGCAGCCATAGGTAATTAGATTTGCTAATCTACCATCATGCTCTGTGCTGTTAATCTTAAGATAGTTTTTAACTTCTGCTAGAGTTACATAGTTTGCCATATTTTCCTCTAAAAAAAAGAGGTAGCCATTATTTCTAACAGCTACCTCTCACTTGATTATCAGTAGACTAATCTTATGAAATTAGTGCTGATACTGTTTCAACCGTATTACCAGTATTTGATCCGCCGCTTCTGCTTGCAATTACTTGAACTGCCTTTAGAGTGGCGTTTGCTCCAGTGAAATATGCATTTGAAGAGGCATTTAGAACACTGAAACGAACGTTTGCAGATACTACTGCATTAGAACGGATTGCTCTGTCTACTGCACTAGCGTCGCAACGATCAACTACTAGAGCTACTAGAGCTTGGTTATCAATACCAAGGTCTCCATTTGTGAAGGTTACGTTTTCAAACCTTACAGTTCCTGTAGCACCGTTGGTAATAAATACGCTACGGCCTGTGCTAGCAGCTACACCGCTATTTCCGCTTAGTGTTACATTACGGAAAATATTAGTGTTTGCAGATGTGCCACCTATAACTAGGTTTGCTAGTACTACGTCTGCTGGGTTGCCGATGCCTTCGAAAGTTAAACTATCTAGATTGATAGTTCCCATTTCGTAAACACCAGGCATAAATCTAATTGTTGATCCGAAGTTTAAAGCGTGTGATGGAATTTCATCAAAAGTCTTAAACTGAGCATTGTAGCTTAGATCGGCATCAACGATATGTAGGAATTTTTGTCCGGCTCCTGCCATTTTGTTTCTCCTTATGGGTAGTAGGTAGTATCTCTACTACCTACTCCCGTGCCTAAACTACTATTATGCTCCAGAACGGATTACTGATGCCATTGAATACTTGGTTGCATCAAGGGCAGCACTTGAGTTAGTTGTTAGTGCCTTCATGTCTAGGCGTGTGCTCATGTAGATTGCAGTTAGCTGACGACGTGGATCGTATTCGCTCTCAATCTCCATTGCACGGCGCTCAGCTACTAGGAACCCTGGCTTGTATACTAGTAGACCGATGTGACGGTCTGCACCGCCTACAACGTCTAGGAACTCAGTGATCATAACTGGAATTCCGTATACAGCTCCAAGAGCACCTGTTAGATAGGTTGCGTTTGGACCGAACTTATCAACTGTGCGGAAGTCTGAATTTGATACTAGCTCGTTATATCCTTCAATAGTTGTTAGATATACTAGGTGATCTCCTAGCTGTAGACCGTATTTACCTAATACGGCACGTGCGCTAGCAATGTTAGCTGGGGTAGCCTTGGTTGCGTTACCGCCGGTCTGAACACGGAGACCAGAGATATCATTGGCTAGGGTTGCAATTCCCTTGAATACTGCAGCATAACCAGTTCCTGCTGTGATAGCATTAGTTGGTGAAGCAGTGAACCCGCTTAGTGAACCGTCACCGCGTAGTAGAGCCTTGTCGATTGCACGGCCCATACGACGCATAGAAGCGGTACGTAGGAAGTCTAGTAGAGGAAGAATTGTATCTTCTTCTTCGTCCTTAGCTAGGTGTGTTGTAGCCATGAACTTGTGAGGTGTGAAGTCTACAGACTTAATTGTGCTCTGGTTTGAAGTTGGCACGTTGGTAGCGTCGGCAATACCTGTGGTATATGTTCCGCTAGCGAACTGTGCTACATCACCATCGGTGTCTTCGTCAGCAACTGGGACTCTGAAAGTCTTTGCGTCTACTGACATACGACGTAGCATTTTAGCAACAACTAGTTCCTGCTGTAGTTCAGTATAAACATCTGAGCTAAAGTTTGATAGGAACTGATCTACAGTTGTTACTGCCTTCATACGAGCACCTAGCTTGGTGTCGAATACAGATTCCTTGCGAAGTGCCTTAGATAGTAGGTAGGCATTAGCAAGTTCACGCTGAGTGAACTGAGAAGCACGTGACTGCTCCTGGAATACCATCTTGCTGTTCTGTAGTGCAGCAATTTCGTCTTTGTACTTCTTGATCTGAGCCTGAAGTTCAGCAGCCTTTTCAGATTCACGAGGAGTATACTCACCGTACTTATCCTTTGCGTCTGCTTCCTTGATGATAGCTTCACCAGTCTTTTCAACTAGCTCAGCAACACGAGGCTCGGCAACCTTAGCTGTGGCAGTAGCCTCAGCCTTGGTTTCAGCAGTAGAACCAATAACAACTGGTTCGTCAACAGCCTGAGTAGCCATATTTAATTTCTCCTTTGTTTGAGCTTCTAAATGACCGTGAAGCTTTAGCATTATTTGTCGCATAGATGCTTCACTGTGCTCAATTTCTTTCAATTTATGAATAACTTGACAAATTCTATTTGCGACTACAAAGTCAGAATCAGTCCAGTTTTTAGTAGATACTAAGTTTATTGTTTTGTTTAGTTTTTCTTGTAGAGTTGGGTTAGTTTTTACTAGGTTGTCTGTTTTGAGATCATATAGATCTTTTTCGGTTACGTTATTTAAGTTTTTAAAGTTTGTTAGGATAGTCTGTTTTGTATCTTCATCTAAACTGAGTTCTTCGATCTCTGCTAGCTGAATATCAAAATTTGTTCCTACATCCCATATATTTAACACTTCTAGGGAAGTAGCGTCAATGTTTAAAATTTTATCAAGATGCTGTCCCTGTAAATCTACTTGTTTAAACTGGAAACTTGGACTATCCGAAGTAGCAATCTTAGTAATTACATACCTCTCACCTTTTAGCTGAACAAATTGTCCATTAGCTAGTGCTCCAGTGCTTGCGCTTAATAGATTTACAAAAGGAATTGGCTCGTAAGGATCTGTTTCTTCTACAGTATCTTCTTCGGCTTGTTCAGAATCTTTTGTCTCTACTGTTTTCTGCACAGTATCTTCTGTTCCACTCATTAAAAAGATATTAGGAACGCTTTCCTCTTCTTCGTCTTCTTGCTCTGCGTGAACCGCGGTAGTAAGAATTCTGTGAGTGTGGCCTTCTGCAGCCTGAATTTGGCCATTAATTATCTGATGAACGTGCTCTCTAGAATCAGAGCCGAAAATAGTAGCGCCATCGTCTGTATCTGTCATTTGGAAAATATGATAGTGTCCCATATCACGAGTAGTTATACCAATTCTATATGGGCCTTCGTTTTCTAAGATAGCTTTCTCTTCTGAAGTCATAGAAGCTTTAATCTCTTCTTCTTCTTTTGCATCTTGAACTGGAAAAGACTTTTTAAAGGTCTCATACTCTTCTTGATTTTCAAAATTCTTCTTTACAGAGAAAAGACTTTCCTGGTTAGCAGGAACACTTACAACGCTGATTTCTAGTAATTCAACATCAGATATAACGAATGTATCGTTAGCCTTATCTAGTTTTCCGTCTTTTACTAGAAAACCTACGCTAAAACTTTTTAGGGCTCCGTCTTTTATGAGACTATGAACCCCGTGTAATTTTTCAGCAGCTTCACTAACGGAAGCCTCAATGAACATACCTTTTTTATCAACAGTTACTTTGTCTACTCTGCCGATCGGATTTTCGTGTTTGTGCTGATATAATAAAACAGGATTCTTACGAAACCTGTCTATTCCCTTAGCCCATGCTGCTGGAAGTACAACATCACCTGCGCGATCCTTATCTACAGTATTAGCATAGCCAGCAATTTTTAAACTTTTGCTACCTGTTTTCTTCTGTACAGAATTCGCTTCAAATGAGGCACTTAAGTAAAATTTCTTATCCATTAGTCGATCCTTGTGTGTTTGTATCCTCTAAGGGAGTAACTGTTGTAGGCTCTGTTCTATCTTCTTCTACCGGTCTACCGCCCTGAGAAGGGTCTGTAGCACTACCTACTATATTTTGAGGCACTCTTATCTTATCCATTTCTGGATCTGTAGATCTTGATAGTCTTAAACCTTCTCTAGCTTCGTTAGGAGATATGATACCTCCATTTACTAGAGTAGTATAATACATAGCCTGAGTTTTATTATCTGGTTGTAGAGCAGAGATCGCATACTTATCTGGATATATTTTTACATCTCCCGCAAAGTATAACTGAAAGGCGCTACAATAACTATGTAGTATAGGTAGAACAACGTGATTATATAGAAGTCTTTCGTTTACTTCTATGTTAGCATTATTACCGCTTTTTAGTAAGACATAAGGTACACCTAACGCCTTACACATATCTTGCTGTAATCTATCAACTGAAGCTTCGAAATCTAGTTCTCTGAAGTTGATGTTACTAAACTTTTCAATTTTTAAACCACCGTCTAGGATGGCTGGACTTCTAGCTCCCTGAAATACGTTAGAATAAGTATTTCTCCAGGCTTCTAGTAGTCTTTCTTTTACCTTCTGACTTAGTACAGAATCTGTCTGTAAAACCATGCCAGGTATTGCATTATTTTTGAAGAACTGTCTTTGGAAGTCTGTTAAAGCATAATACAGCTCTATCAGTCTTCTAAGAGGCTTTAACCTAGAGGAACCTCTAAAGATTGAATCTTCATTATCTGATTTTACATGGATAATCTCATCCGGGTCAAAGTTTATATTATTAACTTTTGGCTTATCAAAACCGTAAAGAACCGAACCACTTCTGAGTTGATATTGATAATTTTTAACGAAAGTCTTTTCATCGGGCTGAATAGCTACTTCGTTAGCAGGTAATGCATATAGAGATGTTCCATCATAGTAAAAAAAGGCATTACCATCTAGCATAAAATCTAGGAAAGATCTGCGAAATATTCTATTTCTATCTTCAAAAGGATTAGGAGTTATATTTAAAAGTTTATTTAATTTTTTAGGAGCTGCACCACCGTCTATGGTCAATGGCACATTTGCACAAGCGTTGATAATAATGTCTACAGCGCGACGTATTACTTCTACGTCACGATAAGCTCTTTCAAAATCAACTATTGTTTCAGGTACTTGATAACCAGCGTCTCTAGCGATAGAGGGCTGAACTGGATTTAGCTTTTCAGCCACCCATGCTCTAGTACGTCCTAAAAATGTATCACTCAAGGTTATACCTCATACAATATGATAACAGTGTATAATATTGTTGTCTAAACTTTTTTATTTACTTTGTCTTATCCGTAGATACTTACTTTATTTTTAGCGTGTGTATAGATAGCGTATCTAAGTGCATCACAACAATGAGAAGCCCAATCATGTAGAGGTTTTTCTTTCTCACCTCTATCATTCCATCTATATGCACACATAGACTGATAGGTTTTAGGAACCGTAGAGCTAAAAACTAATCTATTATGTTCAAGTAAAACTTGTAAATGCGTTATACCTTCATTTTGATACTTATTAGCGTTTTCGCAGTAAATATCATATTCATATGCAAGGTCTGCTTTCATTTGCTGAGCCGCACTATCTATGTAGATAGAATTAACTCCCCAATGATCTATAAGTTCTCTAAAATGTTCTGCATGAGTAGAGGTAGTAGCTTCTTTACTAATATACTCATCTACTACATAGAAATTCTCACCATCTGTAGCCACTACTAAGAATACGGTTTCGTCTCTATATCCAAGGTCTAATCCACCGATAAAATCAAATCGACTATCTTTAGGTTGTATATCAGACAGGTCTAATAAATGTCTAGTCTCATCCACTGCATATATCTGACCTTCGAAAGTAGACCACTCACATTCATACTCTTGTTTAAAGAGCTGTTCAGACATAATACTACGAGCTTCTTCGATATCCGTTATTGAAAGACGTGGATTAGCTCTCCAAGTATATAGAGAGCTACCCCACTCAGAATAGCGCTCGTCAGGACCACGATTAAAATACTCATAGATGTAATTGTTTTTTCCGCGAGGAGTAGTAATAAAGAGAGCCCTAGAATCATTAAAGGTAGAAAGAGCAGGGCGTAAGTCTCTGGTAAAATACTCATCATCATCTATGACTGCTGCCTCGTCTACAATTAAAAAATTAGCTGCTCTACCAACAAGAGAGTCTCTATTGTTAGCAGAAAGCAGCCTAAACGTAGAACCATTAATAAGTTTTATTACTTTATCTTTTTGATTGAAACGATCACATTCTATCTTAAGTTCTTGTATTAAATCTGTTACATAATCCCAAATAATAGAACTTAGGGTAAAGTTAGGAGCCACTACAATAACTTGTTGATTAGGCTCAAGTAGTTTAGCTAGTGCAAGGATAGATGCGCCAAAGCTCTTACCTGTACGACGCGCAGCAATATGCACCCAAAATCGGTGTTCTTCAAGGCCTTTAAAAAGACCCCATTGAGAATCGTTAAATATTACTTTTTCATCTCTAGCATACCTAGAGGGTATTTTTTCAAGTAACTTCTGAATATTAAGTTTAAAAAACGGCATTAAATAAGTCTAAATGTTTTGAGTATAAAAATGAAGAACGTAAACGCTCCTGCTCCTGCTCCTAATAACCAAACTGTAGTAGAGATAGATGTTTTACCTTGCACGGCTATAGTAGACAATGTTTCTAGTTTAGCGGCAAGAGCGGCTATCTGACTATTACTAAATTCTAATTTTTCTAAAATCTGTTCATATCTTAAAGTGCATAGAGCCTCGTGAGTCTCTAATCTAGCCTTATTATTATAGGCAATTTCTTTAATCTTATCTACATCATCACTCATTGTAAATGCCTCATAAGTTCTTTGACAAGATGGCTTCTAACAACATCATCTTGATAAAAACGCACTATTGATACGCTGGCACAATTAGACAATCGTCTAACTGCCCACTCTAATCCATTATCATGTCTAAGATCACTTTGATCGAGATCTCCCGTAATAGCTACTTTTACACCTTCACCAAACCTAGTTAAAAACATCATCATCTGATCTCGGGTGCTATTTTGAGCCTCGTCTAGGATGACAAAGCTCTTATTAAAAGTTCTACCACGCATGAATGCTAGTGGAGCTAGTTCTATCTCGCCAGACTGTATCATCGAATCTAGCTTCTTAACGCCAAACCTCTGTTCAAGGCAATCGAACAGAGGTCGCATATAAGGATCTAATTTTTCTTCAAGAGTTCCAGGTAGAAAGCCAAAACTCTCATTGGTAACTGCAGGTCTTACTAGGATAATCTTATCTACTAGGCCTCGCTCGTATTCCCAAGCTGCTTGATATGCTGCTATATATGTTTTACCGCTTCCGGCGCTGCCTAATCCGATGGTAATCGGATAGTCTTGTAAGCTGCTGTAGTATCTTCTTTGATTTTCTGTTTTAGGTATAAGACTTTTTTGATACCTAGGTTGTTCTTCAGGTTGTTGCTTGTACTTTTTAGACATTAAAGATATAATAACTTTCTTATTTATAACTGTAAAATGTTAATTATTTAATTAAGAAGATTTAAACCTTAGGTAAGATCTTTCTATGGAATCCCATTGCAGATTTAATATTTTTTTAATTTCTTCTTTTATCTCTTCTGCATTATCAGGAAGATCACTAAAAGTATGATCTGTATCTTTTATAAAGCCTAAGTCTTCGTATATTAAATCTAAATTATAAGTAAAAGGTAAGTTATTAAGTAAAAAATCATTTCTTAATATACCACTAGATACATAAACTAAATGTTTTAAATCTATAGGTATGGAGTACACTTGTTTAGTTTCAGTTTTTAATTTAGCATATTTTTCTCTTTTATCAGCTACATATAGACTCAATATCTGTTCTACTTTATTTCGTCTATTTAGCTTTATTTTAAAATAAGAACTTTTAGCCATCTGCTCATAACAATTAAATTCTGTAATCTGACCGGCCATAAATTTTAAAACAAAATCTTTTCTTTTACTCAAAATAAAATTAATAAAATCTTTTTTATGTTGAGGGAAAGATAAGACGTTATGATTATCAAAAGGTTCTATAAAACATTTAAGACCGTATTTATTAGCTAGATGAAACGCTAATGCGGTTGATCCAGATCTACAATTTGCTATGATAATTATAGGAGCAGAATTAATACAGATATCAATCATGAAAAGTATTTTATGTAATATCTTTTACTAGGTAAGCCTTTACATAAATTATGTAAAAAATCTCTTTTATCTACGTATTTAAATAAATTCTGATATAAGAAATCTACAAACTTATCATAATTTATAGAAGCTAAAGAATTTTTACTATCTACATACAGTTTCATATTAAGAGGTTCTACCATATCTACATATCCAGGAATTATACCAGTTTTACTAAGTTCTTTTAATATAGGATAATCATCGTATCTACTTAGCAAATCACTTATTTTTAAACCCATATAAGGTAATTTTGTTTTAAAACTATATAAAACCTTAGCAAGTTCGTTTTCATTTTTTCTACTAGAAGCTGGAGATTTAGGATTATTAAAAAAATCTTTAGAAAAATTTTTATGAATAACGTGCGCTCTTTTTAAAAACATATCTGCAAAGCATGGGTGTATATAAAATAATTCATGATTATTAGGAATATTTTCTGTTGTTAATAAATGCTGTAAATCAATTCTACTGCGAATAGTATGATCTTCTAAAACAAAAAATACGCCTGTATCATCATAGACCAGGTGTGGTTTTTCTAATCCCCATATGTGAGCAGTATTCTTTTTCTGCTTTAAATCTTTGCATTCTTTAGAAAAATTAGGATTTCTAGATCTAACTATATGTCTATGAGTTAACATAACACTAGCATTTCCCTTTATATCTTCTAAAAAATTTTTTTCATTTATATTTTCCCAGAATGTTTTATGTATTTTATAAAAATTGTCTATATAAGTAATTTTTGTAGCAGGAGAATATGTTTCTACTAGATATTTTGCTATAGGAATTGCACTTCTTTGTGCTTCGTAAAACTCTGGAAACATAGCAAAAGTGGTTGAATCGTTGTTATATAGAGAATCAATAGTACCTTCGTCGAAATGACTATAGATAAAAATCTCATCCAAAAAAATACCATTAAGCATAAAAGTTTCTAGAATTTGGTGACTATCAGGACCTCCACTATAATTAAGTATCAGATAGTCGTAATTATTTCTTAAATGAATAGCTCTATCCAGATAAAATTCTTGAAGACTTTTTTCTGGCTCTACTAAGAGGTCTAATCTATCTAACGCCATTTCAAAATTAAATAAACACCAACTTATATTTTTAGTTATATCTTTCCCATTGGAAGCCATATATGCTGCTGCAGCAGCAAAAATTTTACTATTATATTTATGGTCTTTATATTGGTAAAAATTATAATATGGATGTGTTTCTATCATTTGTATAATAAATCTTATGTATAATCAAGATACATAATAAACATAAAATTATAATATTTATTTCGCTCGATAAAAATATAGTTAACTCTCCTTTAGATAGCATCATAAGTCCTACTTAAAATCTAGATAAAAACTTATTAAATAATGTAACCCTCTCTTCTTCAGTTTTATAACTAATTAAAGAATCATCGTAACCTCTTTTTTGTCGTAAACTTACAGATTCTAGAGAACTCCATGATCTATGTAATCTATCTCTAAAGTTTTTTATCTGTTCGTTTGATAGGTTTTTATGTAGAATAACAGATTCTTCGTATAAATTATCGTACAACATCTTTGAGCTTTGAATGGTAGGTATAGAAGTATTGTCTAACTGTGAAACATTCCAAATACACTTATTTTTAAAAAATTCTAACCCACTTAAGCCTGTCCTAAATCCGAAATCTAATTCTTGTGATTTTGCAAGCGTCATAAATTCAGCGTTAGTATTAATTCTAACATACTTTAATTTAATTCCGTATATATCTGAAAGTTTAGTTAAGAATTGTTCTGGTAGGAATGTAGTAGTTGCAGTAATTCCTATAACATGGCTACTATTCGGTTTTATCAAATCTTCCCACGATTTAGAACTAATAGAACATAGTTCAACAGGTGCAGAATAATTTATAAATAGTAAATTATCACTATTAAATTTCATATAGCACAATAAATTGTTTTTATCTGAGGAACCATCTATATTAGTAGTTAAAACATACATAGTAGGTTGATTAGAATTATTCCATAGTATTTTACTCAAAGCACAATTTGAATTAGTATGCGTAACACTTATTTTATAGTCAGAAAACTGTTTAACATATTCTTGTAGAAGTTGACTGTTAATACCTGTAGAGGATCCATTATTGATAAGCATCAGTTCTTTTGCGAAAACCGGTTGCATAAAAATAGTTATAATAAACGTAAGTATAATTTTTAACATATAACACCTCTTAATAATCCTCTAAAGTTGTTAAAATATATTCTTTTGTAAATTCTATAAATCCATCATTTTCGTAAAAAAAATAACTATCTATATTGTTTTTTACGTATCCTATACCGTCTCTCCAACAAGAACCTTGAACAGTATTTGGCGGACATAGTAAATGAAACCAAATATCTGCTTCTGCATGCCAATCTAGTAATCCTTTTTTTGCCTGAAACCACTCTTTATTCCATGTTCTAGGATATAAAAGAAGTCTGGCATTCTCTTCTAAGAACTGTTTAGCATTAGCAGCTACTGCAAGACTTTGAAATCTATGAATACTAACCATCTCTCGATTGACTGGTGAAGATACAATCCAATTTTTTAACGTATGTGCCTGTTTACTAATTAACGCACAGGCGTCTGGGCTAGTATAGAAAAACTCAACTTGAGCGTTTGAATAGTTTTGTATTTCAGCATAGAATAGATTAAGATTAAAGCGTCTATCTGCAAAAGTCATGTAAACTTGATTATTTTTTATTTTTATACCAGGTTTATCTAAACCTATCAAAATACCTACTCGATTATTACCATCAATCATTTTTTTAAAATGATCAAAACTAGTAAAGTTATATTTGGCAGAATCTACGGGATTTAATTCTTCTCTAACATTTAAAATCCAATCTCCTGATTGAAATTTTGAAAAAATATTTATAGTATGCTGAGTAGTATCAAATAGATTAATCTTAATATTAGGATCTAATATTTGGATTTCTTTTAATCTCGGAAATATTTGTAGTACAGTTTCTGTATGGGGTTGAATTTTTGGGTCTTTAGGATCTATATTATACTGATTAAGAATTTTTATGCCTGTTTCGACGTGGTGAACAACAATTTCATCAATTTTTAAATTTTGCTCTAAGAAAGCCATCACCATATTATGGCTATCGCATCCTCCACTATAGTATATTACTATGTAGTCGTATTTTTGCCTAAGATATCTGGCTCTTTCGTAGTATAAATAATCAAGACTTTGCTCAGGCTCCTTAGTCCAGTCGTAAGTGTCAAAAGCTTCATCATTAAAGTGCCATTTAATTAG